CGCGCGTTATTTGTGGCCCCTTGTGGGTAATCATTATATGATTCCGCTTTTTCTTCTTTTTTCTTTGATGATAATGGGTGGCCACTTGGGAACAAATCGGTGTCGTGTTTCCCACTTCTGAAACGGCCATTTCGTACCGCGTAAAGGAATGAATTTATTCGTGCATACGCCCATTGATCAGCTGATGATACATTTGGCCGAACTGACTGCGGGTTGGTATTATATGCGCCAACACCACGTCGAAACACTTGGGCCAACATTGTAAAGGTCACGCGCTTTGTTGGATCGTCGCCGTGTTTGTCATTATGTTCGTCAACCTTGTTGTTGATTGCACTTCGTACACGTGCGGTGATTTCTAATTTTTCAACATACTTTTCGTTTTCTTCGTCATCGTAATGGTGTGAATAATCGTCAATGTATTGTTGCAAGTTTCCCGATTTTGCCGCTTCGTACATTTCGTGACTTGGGAATGGCATAAATACCGTTGACCCCCTGAAAATGTGTTCGTGATAACCCGAACCGCCCATTTGTTCGGCACGTGCTTCAGCTTCGGCAATTGTGGTGTACATATCCGTTTGGCCAATTACCAATGATTTTTCGTCGGATTGAATGTTGAATGTTTCCGATATTTGGCCCACGTTTACAGGCATCAAATTCACGGGGACATAATACGAATCAAATTCGTTTGTTTCTTCATCAACACCATAAGACATTGCGGTCCTTTTTTCATTTGGGGTTAACCACCACGCCGCCGACATTTGATTGACAACCTTGTCCATTTCTTCTTGTAATTCAGGAACAACGGAAAAATCAAAGTCAATGAAAAGTTTATCGCCAAATTGCGGTGTCAACCAACGGTTTAATTCTTCGCGAATTTTAACCAATTCAGGAATAACCGCGTTTTGATACAACGCCTTTTTCGCTTCTTTTTGGTTGTTATATGTTGACGATTCGGTGTTGTTTAGTAATTGAACGGGAACATTGTAAATGTTGCACAAATCTTTTATTGATGAATTGTATTGTTCAATCAATGATAAATCCGACGCATCCAAACCAAAATTGATCCATGACAATTTTTTCGGTGTGATAATAACTTCACCCGCATTGTTTGAACCTTGGTATTGTTGGCGAAATTTTTCCTTCAATTGACGCGCTTGTGTTTCCGTTAAATCGCCTTCATCCGACATTAACACGCCACGCGCCGTTTGATTTTGAAGATATTTGTGTCCCGTTGTCAATGCTTCGTTATTCGTGTCCAACGTTCTTAATCCCGCCTGTAATGGTGACATTCCATATAAGTGGGACCCCGTGCCGTCATAATACGGGTTGAAATCTTTTATATGTAAAACACATTCAGCGGGGAAACGATACGTCCCATTGTATTCAAACGAATATTCCTTTACGGGTTGCATAATTCCACCCGAATGAATTTGGACCACTTGGGACGGCAAAACATACAATTCGGTATATTTACCACTTCTTGCGCCTGTTTCGGGTTTTATCCCGTAGATGTAACGGTTCCCAGTCAACTTGCCAAATGCAATGATTTCTTGTAAAAATGTGTTATATGACTGCGAAGGATTTGGCCGATTCAAAAGTTCGTGCAATTCGGTCCCTTCCAATTCGACCATTGAATGTTTTCGAATGATTTGTGATTTGTGAATTGACCCCGTGTTGAATTCGCCCGACGTAAGTGCCTTATATCTTTTTAAATCATTTTCCTTTTTAACTTCGTAAACCTGAAACGGAATCGTTTGGGCCGCCTTATTAATCAAATTAATGATTGAATACACGGTCGCGTTTTTTCGATAACCGTTGTTGATATATGAATCGTCATTTTCTAATGACGTGACTAAATTTTCGCCTATAAAATTATAAATCGCTTTGTTGAAATCAATGTGTGTTGATTGGGCGTTTTTGGTCAACAAACCGCGAATGTTATCGAATAACCCCATTAAATAAAATATTTTATTTTACAAATTTACGAAATTAAATTACAAAGAATTCGTTGCGCTTTGAATACGCTGAATAAACCAAATAACGAAGGGCATCTGTTAAGTGGTTGAATTTGTCAACGGGTTTATTTATGATTGTCCCATCCTTTAATTGTTCCCAATAATAATTTTCAAATTCCTTTTTAAAATTCTTTGATTCTTGGGAAACAATGATGTCAAATTCTTTTATCAAACTAATTCCCGCATTTATGGACCCTTGGCCTTTTATGGCGGGTTTTGCTAATATTCCCGCACGTCGTAATTCTTCACCCGACTTTGGTTCGGCTGAATCATAAAATGTTAACGTGTCCCCGTGGCCTTTTGATTTTAAAAATTCAGCAATGTCGCCATTGGTCATTCCTGTTTTGTAACATAATTCGTGAACGTAAATTTTGTCATTTACGCGAAAACCTTCAATAATCGCACAAGGATCATTTGTGAATCCGAAATCAACGGAAACGTAAACATTATCTGTTTCGGGAAATTCATTTCGTGGGATAAATTCCCAATTGGAAAAGATTTGTCGTTTCGAATACGACGCTTTTAAACCTTGTCCATAAACGCGCCAATAATCGGGATCGCGATCCTTTATTCGTTCTATTTCACGAATGATTTCATCGCCCAAAAATAAATTGTCTTTGTACGTTGTGATCCAAGTGTCACACGTGGCCAATGGAATAATTTCATCATATATCCAATGCACGGGATCGGACGGGTTGAAATCCATGATTAGAAAATCGGTTGTCCTGAAATTTATTTGGTTGAAATCTTCAAATGATAATTCATTCGCTTCGTTCAAATATGCAATGTTTCTTTTTCGCCCACGTATTTTTTGCGAATCGTCAATCGAAAGGAATTCAATCAAATGGCCATTGTATTCAAAAGTGTTTTCGGTCTTGTTGTGATTACCATCCCAATAAATCCCCGTTTGTTTACATATTTCCAAAAAGTCCCGTTGAACTGATCCTTTCAACGCGGGTAATGTTTTCCGAACAATTGAAATGACCAATGGGTCATCTTGCGTCATAATCAAATAAACAAGGTATTGACAACACGCCCAAGTTTTGCCCGAACGCGTCCCCCCTTGGTGAACACGAAAACGCGCCGTTGAATTATGTAAATCGTAAAATTGTCGATTTAGTTCTTGTTCGACTTTGATTTCGCGGGTTTCCATTCGACAAGTGTTGATTTAATGCCCCCTTTGTGTTTCACTTCCGTTTTGGTCCCATTCAGTCGATGCGCTTCGTGATCATCTGAAATCATTTTCATCGCGGCAATTTGAAGGGTTGGAACATCTGAATCAATCCACCCCGACAACATTTTTGTTTTTCGGGAAACACGCATTGATTCCACGGCCTTTTTAATGGCGTTTGATTCGTGAAGTTTATGGTCATAAAAAGTGTGTTTCGAACACGGTAAATATGCCACTATGTGTTCAATAAACATCAGTTTATGACGCTTTATTGCGGCCAATGCTTTTTTTTCTAATTCTTCGGTTTTATATGCCATTTTATTGTTTTGGTTCGTACCAAATAATTGAAACGCCAAATATTAAAATCATGAATTGTATAATATGTTGGACGTCTTTATTTAAATTTTCTTCTTCGATCATGTTTTCGTTCCAATAATTGAAACCCACCATTAAACCATATATTGGAAAAAATGTTACTTCAAACATCTTTATATTTTTCCCAAAGGTACAAATAAAAATCCCACCAAGTTTTTTCCATTTCTTGTTTAGTGTACATTTTACGCCCCCTTTTTCCTTGTCCTTTTATGACGTAAATAAAATAATATTGGCCATTGAATGGCTTGGGAAAAACCTTTATATCATTTTTCAAACACCAACTTTGCGCGGTGTAGTGTTCTTTTTTTGGTGTCCAAATTTGTTTCATAATTAAAACATTGTTAATTGATTTAAATATGGCTTCAATCTTTTATTTGCCAAAACAACATATTCATATGATAATTCCGAACCAATCCAATTCCTTTTCAATAAATGCGATGATTTTGCGGTTGTGCCTGAACCCATGAAAGGATCGTAAATTAAATCTTTTTCATTTGACCATGTATAAATGTGATCTTTTGCCATTTGTTCGGGCATAATCGCGGGGTGTTCAAAAGCAATTTTATCTTTAGATGATTTTTGAAAACCATTAGGGTAAAACCAAACATTGTTTCGTGAACCATATTCATCTAAAATGATATTTTTTAATCTTTTTTTGTCTCCGTTTTTTTGCCTTTGGGTTCCTTTATTTATTTTAACTTTTTTGTTTTTTCTGTCTTTAATTAAATTCGTTGTTTTGGGTTTTCCTTTACTAAAAACAAACATATATTCAAAAATTTGTCCATATCTGTTCGATTCAGGAAAAACCGATTTATCTTTTAAATAAATCATTGTGTCGTGTAATTTAAAACCACAATTTTCAACGAAAAAAATCGCTTGTTTAAAAGATGTTAATGATTCGCAACCATCAATTGTTTGGTCGTTAACATTCCAAACTAAAACACCACCTACTTTTAAAATTCTAAATAATTCTTTTGCAATATTTTCAAATTCAAAAGAAAATCCATTGTAATCACGTAAATTATCATAAGGGGGTGAAGTGATAATCATATCAACAAAATTATCATCCATTTTTGACATTGTAGTTAAACAATCTTCATTGTGTATTTTATTAATTTCCATAATCAAAAAGGTACTTGGTCTTTTATTACTTCAAATCTTTGTTTTTCTTTGTCAAGCCATTTGTAATGTCCACCATTTTTAAAATCTGGTGCAATCATAAAATCGCCTTGTTTTCCATTCTCTTTACGCTTTACTTTTTGAACATAAATACTTACAGTGTCACTGCCAAAACTACAAGGTTGACCGATATTTCTGTAAACTGTCAAACAGTTATAAGCCTTATTGAAAAAGTCACTTGAACCGCTAATGTCGTAAGGTGTAGGCACTTTATACTTACCATCAAATGCCTCCATCTTTCTTGGGTGTGCCACTAAGTACAAATGGGTGTTTGTCTGCTGACAAAATTGTGTTATTTCAGACAATACTTTGCCCACATAAGCGTGGTCTTTTTGCGCTGAGTGGTCAAGCATATTCCAAGGGTCAATTACGCATACATTAACTCCTTTTTGAAACACTAACTGTCTAAAAGCGTCTAAAATACCTTTCAATGTTAAATTCTCAAGGTCTATTTTAACGAAAAAGAAATGCTGTTCAATAAAGTTTTTTGATTGATTCAAAAGCTCATTGTTGCAGTTTGTTTCATTTAGCTTGTTTGCTATTCTTTTAATATGCCCTTCATAGGGAAATGATTCTGGCGAAAACATTGCCACTCTAAAGTCATGTTTGAGCGCTAAATTGCAACATATTTGGTCAACTACATCTGATTTTCCACTGTTTGGAATACCAGTAACAACTGACCACTCACCTAATGCCATTCTGAAAAAATAATCAGAGTTCCCTAAACCAATCGAATAGTTTGTGATTCCATTCTCATTGTAATTTAAAACATCGTCCCAAATATCATTGATATTGACAACACCCTCCAGAGGGTAGTCTTTCGCATTTTTAAGTATATTTCTGAGCGTTTCAGCTCCTTTTGATACAAGTACCTCATTGGCGTCTTTAAAGTCGTTAAAATCGACATATTTACATCGGTACTTTCCAAACCTTCTAGCAAGCTCACCTCTTAGTGCAAGCCCAGCATTGTCGTTATCGGTGCATAATATGATTTCTTTTTTATCTTCAAAATGCTTGAAACAGTTGTCAAGGTATTCGAGGCGCTGATTTCCAGTTGATGCGCCATTTGGTACACTACAAACGGAATAAATACCAGCCTCATGTAATGATAGGGCATCCATTTCGCCTTCGACAATGTAAATCCTTTCTGATTTTTTCAAGTTATCAAGTCCATAAAAAATGAGCTTTGCGCCAGAAACCATTTTGAAATTCTTTGCCGCATCCCTGTACTTTACATTTATCAGTTCACCATCTTCATGATAGTTGAAGTTGATTGCCTTTCGTTTGGTTTCAGTTTGTGGAAACCATTCAATTGATTCTGTAATTTTCCAGTGAATCAAAGTTGGCTCTGTAATGCCTCTTTTTTTAAAATAAGAAATTGTCCTATCTGATAATGGTGCTGATTCAACTACAGGCTTGATGTATTCTTTTTTAGGTTTAAAGTTCACATTTCCTGCCCATCCGCAATTGTGGCAATTATAAAGCCCTTTGTCAATATCGACACTCAGAGGCTTGTCGCTCTTGTTTTTTCTCGTGTCCTTACACTTTGGACACTTGACCTTCGTTTGTCCCTTAGAAACGTTTAAAACGATGCCAAGAGCCTCAAATTCGTTTGTCATAATGATTTTTTAAGTTTATTAATATTGTAGTTGTTTGCAAGTTTAATTAAAAAGTCTTTTACATTTTCATTTCTTTGGTGATTTTTTTTCTTGTGGTACACGCTTATTACAGTCGAATTTTGCATTTGAACTATTTCTGATACATCTGTTTGATGTTCACAATAAACAACAAACGCCTCACCATTTTGTAACTGCCAAGCGTCTGCAATACGCTCAAACAATAACCTTTGACCAAAAGGGACTTTAACGCCTTTTAATTTACATTCAAATATGATTAAATACTTATTATCAAATTCTAAAATAGCATCAACATCGCTTGGGTGAATTTTTGAATTTCCAACACCACGAAAGTCTAATACTTGGCGAATCCTTTTTTCGTATTTTATCATTTTAGTTTGTGAATGTCCTTACCAAATTTTTTTAAAAATCTATCTAGTTTTGAAACGCCATCACGTTTTTTTCTAATACTGAGCAATGTGAGAAAATTATCTTTCCAAAATCCATCTTCCCTTGCCTTTGAGCAAATCAAATAGAGTTGCCTTGGATTTACTTTTTCAATGCGTTCAACTTGGTCGATAACCTCAAGCCATTTTATTTTCTGCCTTTTGTCTTTTGGGTGATTTGTTTCTGGAAATAATTTTACAAAAGCATCTAAACTTTTTAAAATAAGTGGTGAAAAGTCGTCCATTGTTTTTGGCGGTTTTTTAGACTTTGCACGTATATTATTATTAATTGTATTATTAACTGTAGTATTATGTTTTAACTTTTCTTTATACCCCCTTTTAACATTCGTTGAAACCCCCTTTTCAGTTATGTTTTCAATGTTTAAAGAAATCTTAATAGGGTTTAAAGAAATCTTTCTAGGGTGTTCGCCAGAAATACATTGCTCAATTATTATGTATTCGTACTCAGCGAGCTGATTAATCCACTTTGAAATTGACGTTCTTGAAACCTTATATAATTCAGAAAAATATCTGTTATTTGCCCAACAATAACCTTTGCCATTTGTCAAGGCGGTAATTTCTCCAAACATTAATTTCGCATTAGGGGTGAGTCGTTCATCATACCGAACTTCCGCTGGTATTATTGCGTAATATTGTTTCATGATTAGCTGTTTTCCACTATGCCTTTTACTTGGTCGCAAAAGGTTCTAATGTCACCAAAAACCCTTTCAAACATTTCTAGCGTTATGATTTCATCACCATACTTTATAACAAGTATTTCAAGCAACAAATCAAATTCAACTCTAGTCATGGCGCCCACAAAGTCATAAGAAATATAACCCTCAAAGGTGCAGTTTGTTGTCCAACGTATCCGTTGGCTGTCTTGGTTCCAATACACGTGTTTATAATTGTACATTTTCAGTTGATTTTTCTTCTTCGATTTCCATGTACTTGTCTATCTCCATCAAAACCTCATCATAGTCATTTGACCAAAAAGCTCTCCAATTCGCATTTTCAAGCGATTTAAGACACTTAAATTGGTTCTCTGTGGGTTTATTACTCCCAGCTTTTAATTCGATGGCTAAACCGCTTAAATTGCCTCGGTTTGCAAATATCAAAATGTCTGGCACTCCAGAAACGCCACCAAGGTGTTTAAACTTAAATCTTTCAAAGGGCGTTCGCTTGCCTTCATTGGGTACATGAATCGCAAAAACGTCTGGGTATTTTGTTTTGATGTACTGCATAACTGAATGCTGCATCCTATCTTCTTTGCCTAAATAATTAAAATAAGGGTTTGCCATAATTTTTAATTCTATTTCTCCCAATCTGCTTAATTCATAATCAAAAGCCTTTGGGAATTTTTTCCATGTTTTATATTCTTTTATATAGTGCAATATGGTTGCGTGGTCACGCTCAATCACATCGCCAATAGTACTTAAAGAATAGTTTGTGTGCGTTCTCGATAATATACCATAAATTTTCCGAGCTGTAACAAAATTACTTTGTCTTTTTTTTATAGCAAGATTATCAATGTCAAAATCGTACTCAATTTGTTTTTTTATGTTGCCTAGTATTTCCATTATTAAAATATTTTAGCGCCATCTTCCCGATAGTCGTTTGGTTCAACTTGAACTGCAATGTCAGTGTCTAAATAAAATTTCCATCTTGATAGTGCATCTTGAAATTTGTTTTTACCACTTTCAATCTGCTCATCACTTAGGGCTACCACCTCAACCTTAAAAGGCTTTTTTGTTTCAACAAAAATAAACGTGAAAGCACTGGGGTCGATATTTAACCATTCTGCGTAAGCATATGCTTGCAAATCATAATGGCGCCCATAAATTTCATTCTTGATTGATTTGCTTGTTATTTCTCTAATGCTTTTAACGTCAGAAATCCACCCCTCTACAGGGTAAAAACAATCTGGTCTGCGTCGGCATTTTATACCCTTGTATTGAAAATAATGTGATTGCTCTAGAATTCCCAAAGTGTACTGCCTAGCAAGGTCATTCTCTTGTACATTCTTGGCAATCTTTACAATGGTATTGTAATCTACTTCATCAAGGACAATCTTACCATT